AATGATAATTATAGCAGCGATATGCTTTGCAATATTCTTTGTAGAGATACACCAATTCCATAGAAAATGGTATTTAGATTTTAAGCCTTTTAGTTGCACGAGTTGTTTAGCAGCTTGGACAGGTTTGATTTTATATTTACTACCTGCAATATGTACCGACATAATTGCGTTTGTATTTATACCCGGAGTGTTAGCACCTTTACTTTCAAAAATAATGTGGAACTTATGGAAATAGAACACCGCAACTTTTTAGATCAACACATTGGTAATTGGCATACAGTTCAAAACGGATATGTGCGTAATATTGACTTAGACATTTTAAAAATGTACGAGCATATTTATCGCAAATATATGAGTCCAGATTTTATCTTAACAGTATGGTGCGGTAATTGTATCTTCGATATGATTAAACGCTTATATACTTGGTACGAAGAGCAACCTAAACCTAAAAATAAAAAAAAGAATGGCTAACTTTATCCACCCTACCGCTATCATTGGCGATAACGTAATTATTGGAGACGGAAACTACATTGGTGCTTATTGTATTATTGGCGACAAAGCAGAGCATAAAAAGTTCTGGAATAAAGAAAAAGGAAAAGTATACATAGGCGATAACAATGTTATTACAGGACTTGTAACAATAGATGCAGGTACCGAAATAGATACCTTTATTGGCAATAATTGTTTTATAATGAAACACGCACACATAGGACACGATTGCACAATCTTAGATAATGTAACAATAAGTTGCGGAGCAAAAATAGGTGGGCATTCTATTGTAGATCAAGGTGCTAATATAGGACTTAACGCAGTTCTACATCAATTTGCAAACGTAGGCGAAAATTGTATGGTAGGAGCAAGTGCATTTTTAAAAGGAGATGCAAAACCAAATACTAAATATGCAGGAGTACCGGCAAGGGAAATCGGCTCAAACATAAGATAATGAAAGTAGCTATTTTATTACTTGCACAAAACAGACACGATTTAACGCAGCGTGTAATTAACCAAAACTTTTTTAACTCTGGTTACAATGCGGACTGCTTTTTAATAGATAACGGAAGCGACACGCACGAAACATTTAACTACCCTTTTGCCGGTTATGACTTATCAAAAGAAAAGCGAGGCATAGCAGCCGGGGTTAATGCAGGGTTACGCATAACCCAAAACTATGATGCGGTTTGTTTATTAGCTAATGACATTTTACTTCCTGAGAATTGGTTAGCAAGGTTTGTATTATTTGCACAACGAATAGAGAAGACAGGCATAATTGGAATACATTGTGTAGAAGATTTGCCCCCAATAGTAGACGGGGTACATAAAACGCATACACCCTTTGGAGATAACTTTATTACTCGTGAACTTATAGATGCAGTTGGCGGTTACAATACTGAGTATGACCCATACGGAATGCAAGACAGAGATTATGGGGAACGTGCAACAATTAGTGGCTTTACCAACTATTACCTTCCAGATATGCGCTCAGAACATATAGGACACGATGTAGGTAACGGCACTGAGTATAGACGAATGAAAGACGAAAGCTTGGCACGGGCGCAAAGCGTGTGGGATAAATACCAAGACATATATCACAACCAAAAGAATATAAGATGCGAATACTTTGTATAACTTCAGCCAACTCGGGTGTGGGGCTACACCGAATAATGATGCCAATAGTACACTTAGAAAAAGAGTACGCACTTATTACAGACGTATTAAATGACGAATTACTTGAGCAAGGTTGGGATATTGTTCTAATGAATAGAATGCTTAACGAAATAGATGCAAAGCAAATGGACACTTGGCGCACTAAGTACGGCTTTAAGTTGGTAGTAGATAATGATGATTATTGGGAACTAAGCGAAAGCCATTTATTATTTTACAAATACAAATTTGATAACATAGGCAAAAAGATTACCGATTATTTAGAGATAGCAGACCTATGCACCTGCACACACGAAAGGTTGGCAAGTGAAATAACCCAATATAATAAGAACGTACACATATTACCGAACGCTTTACCTTACGGACAAGAACAATTCCAGGATAACAAGACCGAAGATTACAAGGTCAGGTTGTTTTGGTCAGGTAGCGGAACGCACGAACGAGATTTGGAAATACTTAGGCAGCCTTTTAAACGTCTGCAAGGTATGAATATAAGAACTGTTATAGCAGGTTACAATGACGGAGAGAAGCCTATATGGGATAAAATGATAGATGCCTTCACTTGCGGATTAAAGCTTAACCCTACAATTTATAACTATGCAAGGGTTACAGAATATATGGGTGCTTATACGGACTCAGACATTTCAGTTATCCCACTTGTAGATAACAAGTTCAACGCTATGAAGTCAAATTTAAAGGTATTAGAAACGGCTTCTAAAAAGAACCCTGCCATAGTTAGCCACGTTAATCCTTACTTAGATATGCCCGTGCATTACGTTAAAAGCCAGAAGGATTGGTATAAACATATAAGAGATTTAGTCAGCGACGCGGATATGCGAAAGGAAAGCGGACAGAAGTTGTTTGAGTTCTGCCAAAAGAAGTATAACTTTGACGAGATAAATTTAGACAGAAAGTATATTTATAGTAAACTATGCCAGTAATAAAGTGCGCCTCTAATGGCAAATATCGGATTGGAAACGGGTCTTGCATCTACGATACCGAGGAAAAAGCTATGAAGGTTTGGAAAGCTATCCTTGCAGGTGGTAAATTTGCTGAAAGTTATACCGACTATCCTGAGTCAGCTACTAACAACGCAAAGAGGGCAATAGAATGGGCTGAGAAAAATGGTTGGGGTTCGTGTCTTGAAGCAACTGGCAAAGCAAGGGCAAGGCAATTAGCAAATCGTGAGCCGATTAGTAGAGACACGATTGCTCGTATGGCTTCGTTTAAAAGACATCAACAACATAAAGATGTACCTTATAGCGAAGGTTGTGGCGGTCTTGCCTGGGACGCGTGGGGTGGTACGAGTGGTATTGAGTACGCAATCAATAAGTTAAAAGAAATAGACGGAAAATAATTTGCATAGTTAAATTTTTTAATTATTAATCAACGGAAAATTTAATGGGAAACTATGCAGAAACACACGCAGATATATTTGCAGGGAATGGGGTATAAAACAACGGACTTCGTTCCCTGTGAAGTGTGTGGCTCACAAGCAGTAGACGTTCATCATATTGAGGCAAGGGGAATGGGGGGAACTAAAAAGGCAGATGTAATAGAAAACCTAATGGGTTTGTGTAGGAAGTGCCACATAGAATACGGAGACAAAAAACAATATAAAGAGTTTTTAAAAGATATACACGCAAAGAATTATGGCAAAAGGTAACGAGAATAAGAACAAAATTTCATTCGGGAAAAGGAAGCGAGGCTCTGCAAAGAAGTCCTTTAATAAGCACACGCCCAGAGAAAAAGCTTATAGAGGTCAAGGCAGATGAGAAAGTTATGGGCTATATGGTATTTATTAACCAACAAGGCTTACTTCCTTGCGGTATGTAAGACAGGTAAAAATGGAGATGATATGACCACAATAGGACATTATACCTATGCTATGGCAGAAACTTTAATAAACAAACATATAGCAGACGTAGACACTTACTTAGATCAAGAAGACGCAATAGACGAAGCAAACGATATAATTAACGGAATACTATGATACAAAACGTACCAATCAACACAGTAAAAGCAAACCCAAACAACCCCAGGATAATTAAAGACGATAAGTTTGCAAAGCTCGTAAAGTCAATTAATGAGTTCCCACAGATGCTAAACCTTAGACCTATTGTTGTTAATGACGATATGGTTGTGCTTGGTGGCAATATGAGATTAAAGGCTTGTAAGGAAGCAGGACTTAAAGAGATACCAATCATTAAAGCAAGTGAACTAACCGAGCAGCAACAAAAGGAATTTATAGTTAAAGATAACGTAGGCTATGGCGAATGGGATTGGAACGACTTAGCTAATAACTGGGATGCAGATCAATTACAAGATTGGGGATTAGATATACCAGGTTTTGATAATGCAAGTTTTGAAGATAAAAATAAAGAACTAACTTTAGATGATATTACTGACTCAATGACTATAAATTTAAAATATACTGAAGAGGAATATTATAT